ATGAAAATAAATTTTTTTTTTATTAAAAATATATTGTAAATAAAAATATATATATTATAGAGTATAGGGATGTGAATTGTACTTTCGTTCTAATTCTCTACAAGTCAATATCAGTAAGGGAATTATATAGCACAAAAAAAGCTCCTAAGAGCTTTAAATTATTTCTGCTAGTTCTTTAGCTGTCATATATTCTTTGAATTGATGGACCTTATCATACTCATAAGGCATCTGAATCCTTACATTGATGTAATTGAACTGCTCTATTGCCGAAACTTTGTATTTATCCTCATAATCATTATTAAGAGCAGATTGCACTAATGGCTCTATCTCATGAAGATATAATTTATCCTGCATCCTGGTCCATCTCCTATGCATTCTGATACCATGTATAACAGTAGCATGATGTCTATTGAGCATCTTACCTATTTGAGTAAGTGATACCTTACATTTATTTAGCCTGTACATTACATAGTATCTCTTATAGACATAGGATCTATTTCTAGAATCAGTATCTAGCTGATACTTTGCAATCTGTTCTTTTAAAAAATCTATTTCTTTCATTGTTCTGAGTTTTTAAATGTTTCATTGTAGTATTGTTTATCTTTTGACTCTCCAGCTAAATAAGCACTTTCCATCTGCTCTCTCTCCATTTCTTTGGCTTGTTTGATTTTTAAATCAATATATGAAGTATATTTATTTTCTTCAATGTAGTTTAATTCTTTTTCTAACCACTCTACTGCTGTCTTTTTCATTGTTCTGATTTATAAGTTTGATTATACCAATATTCAAACTCATCATCTTCCCATCCTCCAATATATGGACAACCTGCATCTCTCATCTGTTGTTTTTCAATATCCAAATACTTATGAAAGTGATTGACAAATTCTCTGCCCTCTACTGAGTGCATATTGAATAGATGGGGCTGTAACTTCTCTAAGTCACTGAACACCTGTTGTACTGCTGTCATAATAACTTAGTTTGTGTTACTGACTTAAATAGATCAGACTGAGATTCTAATACTCCTGTAGCATTAATGAAATCTATCTCTACTTTAGCAGATTGGATTAGAGTTCCTGCAAGCTGAGATATTGCCTTAGCTTTATCCACCTCTACATTCACCTGGTCTGTTGTTAATGTCTCATCGCTCAATCTTTCGAGAGCCATGAAGATGTGATCTCTTAAATCACTTAATTTGTTTTGTGCCATTGTTATTTATTTTTTTTATTAGTTTACATTTTAATCTCATTACCTGCTGTAATTCTTTAGGTAATCTTTGTATGGTATTTCTAGCCATATTTTCTTTCTTAGTTATCATTAACAGATTGTTAATATCATTATTTAGATAATTACCATCCTTATACACTACCACCATTCCTTTAGGAATTGGTCCATTGTGCTGTTCCCAAGTATATCTATTGAGCAGCTGCCAATTACAATCTGCTAGCTTAATATACTGATACATCTTCCCTCCTGTATCTCTTCTCTGATGGATAGTACCTATAGGTTGAGTGTTAGTAGGCTTAGAGCCTTTTTTAAACATAGTATGAGCCACTTTCTGATATACTTCTGTGGACATTTTTTGTCCTTTGTTAGCAGGTGCATGACCTTTCTGAAATTGAGTAGCTTTACCACCTAGATATCCTGGAGGATATTGAGTAGACCGAAGATAAACAGGATCTTTCTTAATACCCATACTCCATGCTCTATTATAAACTGATGACTCTGATAATCCTAAGTCATCTGCTATCTTCTTAGTAGGCTCAAATGGATACCTTTCTTTAATGATATCATTCAAAATCCTCTTTGACAATATATCATTGCCTGTATTTTTTCTTTCTGTAGCCATTGTAAATATTTAAATAATTTTTTCATATCTCCTCAATTAATAGAATTAAGTCATCATTTTTTTGTATGAGCTGCTTAACATGATCAGCATCATATGCCTCCACTATCCTAGTGACTAACTTTACAGGACCATTCCAATAGTCAAAGGTCTTGAATACTACTCTATATATCTTCATTATCATTATTTTTAATCGGCACATCTAAGCCATACATTAAATCAAACATTCTAAAATCTCTAGCAGCATTTCTTTTACTGCCCTCATAACTCTGAAAGTACCACTCTCTGAATCTCAGGTATTTTTGGTGAGTATAATCACCATTAGCTATGGCATTTTGTACCTCAATAGCTAGTTGTGTGAACTCAGTCATGGTGATTCTATTATTAGGTCCTTAATTATATCATTCTGCTCCTGGCATTCTTTAAGCCTGTAGATTGATAAGGAGAATCCGATTAAAAATCCGATTAGCAAGCCAATGGCTGCGTGTTTATACTTTCTCATTGCCTTTATTATTTATGATTTCTAAATATCTCAGGTATAGAGGTAGATTAAATCCACCTCTTACCTCATCTGCAAATCTCCTGCTATTCCAAAATCTTAGAATAGCACCGAATGTAGGTGACTGTCTCATATCTTAGATTTAAGTAGGTTAAGATTTGCATCACTTAGAATAAACAGGGACATATATTCATCATCAGTCTCTGTAGCATTGTAAGTAAATGGCTCAATAGTACCTGCTATGTATACATCACTATCATAGTCAGTTTTCCAATTAGAAAAATAAGTATTCTCTCTTTTGAATAAGTTTATAAAGTTCATGATAATAAGGTTAAAAGTGGAAATAAAAAAACGATTGATAATATTATAGAGATTACTATGACAAATGCCATAACAAATCCTTTCTGCTCTTCTCCTACAGGAGTAAAGTAATTAATTAGTCTCTTCATTGATTTTTTCTATTAGGTTAGTAATTGCAATCCATTTAGTAACAATTCTTTGAGTAGCCTCATCAGCTGATCCAAAAGCCTCTTGAAATTCTTTAGCCTGATCATACAGTGATGCCTCCTCAGTAAAAATAATCTTCATAATTTGTTCTTTGTCCATGTGTAAAAGTTTTAATTGTTGATAACTATACGCCAAAGATAGTATAAAGTTTTATAACTGCAATAAAAAAGTGTAATTTATATTCATTCTAAATAAGACTAGGGGACAATTTGTCCCTATGTTTAAGGTAAAACATATAATAAAGGTAATTTTTACTTAATAATGTATAATACTGTGGTCGCAATTTGAGACTGCAATCAGCGAAACTTACTAACTTGGAGAGAATTGCTATAGGCTATAACCTTAAATTTTATACTTTTTTTATGGTTATACCCTTAAAAACTCGAGTTTATAAAACATTTCTATTTAATTAATGTGGCAATTTTTGCCCCTTATCCTTTATAGTTTAAAGTTGCAATTTGTACCAAAATATGGTACTTTTCGCAAAATAAAACTGTCCCATATATTAGCTAAATTTGTGACAAAAAAAAAGCAGCTATTGGCTGGGGAGCTTAATAACTGCTTTCTACACTATGGAACTATGCAAAGTTAGTGTTTATATTTGAATTTCAAATACTCTGTGTAAGTTTTATTATTTATTTTAAAATGTTTTTTACAATCCTTACATAATAGCCAATGATGGATAGTCCCTCCTGTAGTCACTACCTGTTTATTATATCTCACATTATAGTTAGTGCATTCAGGACAGCAATACTTCTCATCTCCATCCATTACAGCATAATGAGTAGCAGGAGTAGTGTAGGAATTGAGCTTATTAAATACAGCTTCTAGGACAGTAACATCCATTTTGCAATACTCTACCATCTTATCCATTGCCTTCTGATCTTTCTTAAATACTATATCTTTCCACAGGTCAAGTCCTCCTGTATCCATCTTCTGCCCTACTCCTAAATACTTAGCTATATAGTCTAGTTTATTACTATTAAAATTAAAGTACTTTCTAGCCCATTTAAGAGTATCTATTGTCTTAGGTGAGGGCATAACATCAAGACCATGTATTATGGCTCTTGTACGCAACCATTTGAGGTCAAATCTATCCCCATTATGAGCCACAATTTCATCAGCTTGAGCCATAACTTTGAGGAATGCTTTAATCATAGCCTTATCTGATTGCTTTTTATCCCATGTTAGGAATTGTACATCACCATCTGACTCCCATTTGTAGCAGATGCAGATAATAGCTCTCTCATGAATGATATCACCAGGATTGATTGTGAGGTTATATCCTGATCTCCAAAATATACCGACATTGAATGATGTCTCAATGTCAAAAAACAGTCTTTTTCTTACCATAGATGGTGTAAACTTAGAACATATATCTCTCTCTAGCAAATTTAAAGAGATATGATAATAGTAGACCTATGCCTACTCCTACAAATAATAGACTTAGATTTCCATTAGGTCTAGGTCTTTGAGCCTTAACTTTTTTTACTTCAGACTTTGCCTTTTGTCCCTCAGCTCTATACTTATATTTGTATACTAGTCTATCTTTGTAGATAGTCTTTACTTTTATTTTATATTCTATTCTTTTATCTAGTCTAGTCTTAGGTACATAGACTGTATTATACTTGATTATGGTATCTTTAGTGTTGATAATTTTTTCCCATACTATAGTATCATTAATAATGACAGGTATAGAATCTAGTGTAGTGATTCTGATAGTATCACCTGTCTCTTCACATTTATATCCTTTCTTAATTGCTTTATTAAGATGGTATTGTGCAGAGCAGGAGCTAAGCATTAAGATAATTACACTAAGTCTAAATATCATTAGATTCTATTAAGGTATAAGTAAAGTGATTACCATGTATATCTTTAGCTCTATTAGCTATTACCATAAACTCATTAAAATCTTTTACTCTTTTAAATACTTGGCATCCCTCTGACCAATTTTCTACAAAGCTAGATACTGTACCTGCTTTATGGATATTGATTCCAAACATTCCTGTATCAGTCTTACCTTGTGCAAAGGTCATATCTCTATCACCATCTCTCCATACAGTCACATCTCCTAATCTTTGACATACTGCCTGATATTTACCCTGATGCATAGATACAGCATAGACTCCTCTATATTGATTAGGTACTAATCTAGCCACTCCCTTAGCATTATGGAATTGCATAACTCCTTTTTTACCTGGCTCAGTAGTAGCATCCCACTCATGGTAGAACCATTTGCCATCTACTCTATAAGATATAGTTAATTTGTCATCAAAGAGATTAGTAACTTTTTGACCTGGTGCTGAGTTACGAACTCCTACTATATTTACATCATAGTCTTTAGCTCCTGCAAAGTAAAGATATCCTTTAGCTTTTACAGCTGCCTCTATCTGTTCTCTAGTGTATGTCATTTCTTTATCTTTTTAATGTCCTCTTTAATTTCTGCAGATCTAGCTAGTAGATTCTTTAATGATGACCATAGGTCCAAATGGTAGACTTGCTTGTATGACTCATTAATTGACATCACCTCTATACTAGCTAGGACCAATGCCACTACTTTAGTAAGCATGAATGGTACACTGAAAAAAGTTAGTATGATATCATTTAGTATGAATTGGTCTATCAAAAAGAACATAATCACAGTAACTTCATAAAGTGCTAACTTACTGATTATACTTGAGAGCTTTCTGCTAGTTATTTTCTCCCCTAACTTTTTAGCTTTCCAAATACCTGTAATAGTATCAATGCATATTAGTACTCCTATCATTAGCAGTATTCCTGAGATTGGTAAAAAGAATGCAAAGCATATAGATATAAGTGTCAATAGTTCTGATTGTATAGATATTAGTAGTAGGGATAGTTGTGCTTTCATTCTTTACCTTCTATTTCAGATACTAGTAAAAAAGTAAAGTAGGATATTAATAGGCATCCTAATAATTTGAAATGTAACTGATCAGCAAATACTAAAGAGATACCTGAAAGATATCCAAAGCCAAAAGTTAAGAATGATAGTACTCCTGAGTGCTTCATAATATTAAGATTGAATTGTTATAGCCATTGTTACCTGCACCTCCACATAGACCATTACACTCTAGCATTCCATTAGATAGACAATTACATCCATCTATCATAGGTCTTAAGTCAGTATCTCTGTTAGTTGTGCTAGTGAATACAGGATACAAAGCTCTGTTTTTTAGTAGGTATCTTATTAATCTCTGCTCAAAGAATGCAGCTTTCTGTGCATAGTGTTCCATACTGAATGCTATAGTACCTCTATCTACAGATGAGCTGTTATCTCCGAATTGAGTCTGTAGACCTTTATTCTTTAGCTGTAGACTAAGACCAAAGACAGCATCTTCTGCTGCTCTCCATGCTATAATTGGCTGAATGAATGTTACTAAAGTCTCTTCATCAGGATCTAAAGTCTGATCATTGTACTTAGTTAGTAAGTCATTATAGAATGTAGTACCTAAGATAGGCATGATTCTTAGCTGAGCTTGAGTAGCTAAGTAAGGAGTAACATTGTTTACATCTACATTAGCTGTGATGGGTGTGTTATTCTTAAGATAGGTTTCTGTTATAAAGTATAGCATCAGATTGTTGGTGTTGGTGTATCATTCAATGGAGGTAAAGATGCTAAGGCTCTAATCTCATTCTTAGACATATTTTCTAGGACCTTAGCAGCGATTGCAGGATTCAATGTATTAAGTGCATCATTAGTCTTAGATGGATCTCCCTCAAGCTCTACAATAGCCTCGTTAATTATCTGATAGTTATTGATTGTAAAATCTGCATCTATCTTAGCTATAAAAAGCAGCTCATTAAAGATATCAGATACCATATCTCTCAATGGCATTACTACATTTTTCTCAAATATGATATAAGCCTGCTTAATATCTGAGCCATTACCTAGTGAGCCTGTAGTACGGATTCCCATAAGGATAGGATCTATAGTGTGACTAAAGCAAATCTGCTCAGTATTCAGCTGTGATGCCTCTTGAAAGAGACTATCATTACCATTGGTAGGTAGTGACTCTATCTTTGGCAGTTGGTCCTGACTATTAGCAAAAAATGCGACAGCTTTCCCAGCATTTGCCGCTCCTTTAAGCCTATCAATGGTATTTCTTATCATGTTCTTTTCCTCCTCAGACTGAGGTCTCTTAGGGAACATCATAGCAAAGCTAGGAAATACTGAATTTTGGATATTACTTTTAGCAAAGTAGCTAAGTTCACCTGATAAGAAAGCAAAGTTTAGAGCTGAGGTGTACTGAGGTAATGGATAATAATCCTGCCCAATACATTCTACTTCATACACAAAAAGTTGCTCATAGTCTCTAGAGGTAGGAGTATATCTCCTTATCTCCTGTACTCCAATCCTACTAGCCCAATCGTCACAGATATAGTATCTCTTTCTGTCTAAGTTTACTCTAAGTTTCTCAGGTGATAGATTAACTATCTTAGTCAGCTTCATCTTATCATCAAAGCATAGCTTGAAATAAACTCTATTGTGCAGTATTAGTTGCTGAGTTACAGCAGGTACTACTTTTTTAATATTTAATTTTCTCTCTAATGTATATAGCTCTAGCTTATCTTGAGGAGTAAGTCTATCAGCTACTATATTAAATCCACCACCTACAGCTGCATTCACTTTATACCCTACTATTGAGCCATGTAATGGACTAGAATAGAATATTTGATTGAGTAGCTCAGGGAATAGGTTATCCTGCCCAAATGGAATGTATCCATTAGTCTGATTCCTACCATTTACATAGGGTAGTGTTAAGTTAGCACCTCCTACCTTTAGGAATGGAGTAGAGAATGATTGATATCCCTCTACTATTTCATGCTTTACTGTTTTAAAAAAGTCTTTTAATGCCATAATTACTCATAAATTGATGATACTATTGGTCCTGATACTACCATCCTGCCCTCTTCAATCACTACTCCTGTAGAGTTAGCAATAGTTGGAGGTGTGATAGTTGACTCATAGATTTTATATGTATACTGTCCTTTGACTAAATTCAAATCTACAGGCTCATCCAATAAAAATTGATTAAATCTTTCAGGATAAGATGAGATATCACCGTTAAAATATGTAATAGGTGCAGACAGCTTGTCCATTTCATTCTGAAAAACAAATAAATAATAAGGATTCGGCAGTGTACTTACCTCAGTGAGTGTAAGTATAATCTGATTGACCTCATCTTTCTTTATGTATATCATATAACTATATTATACTAAGGTCAAAAAATGTTTAAAAAAAAAGCCCTAGTATTACTAGAGCTTTAATTATTAGGGTGTTAAGATTATGCTTGAGTAGGTAATGGGAAATCTCCTGCATGACCTGTAACTAAAGTACTAAGTACTTCATATGCCAAGTGATCAGCTTCAGCTAAAAGTGTTACAGAATACTTAGATCCATCAGCACGAGCTGTACCTGATCCCTCACCTGTAGCAGTTAACTGTACATTCTCAAAGTACCAATACTTGTCATTAGCATCCTGGATAACTACAGCTAAGTAACGCTGTCCTCCACCAAGTATATTAATAGATTCTGACTTAGCTTTGTCTCTACGGTTAAACATTAGAGTAATAGTCTGAGTAACTAATGTAGATCCATTTAATAAATCTTGAGCAGTCTCTTCAGTATAATTACCTGTATTTCTATTGATAGCATAAACTGTTGTAGGTAAAGATACTGTCCATGCAGTAATACCCCAATCTACTATTGTAGTTACATCAAAGTCCTCTTGTAATCCTATCCATACGGTCTTAATTCCTCCTGTATTATTATCACAGGTTTTTGCGATTGATTGTAATGCTTCACAGCTCATTGTATAAGTTTTAAGTAAAGGGAGCTTTCACTCCCTTAGATTATAAATTAGTTAATTAAGATGCAGAGTTGTAAAATACGATCTCATTACCATTAACATGAGTAAATCCTACTTTCATATTGGCACGAGTTCTGATTACAGGCTCAGCAACAGTATCAGCTAAATTGATAGCTCGTAATGCTTTACCATCTCCTTCAGCATCAAAAGCATAGATAAAATTTTGGCGAGGTGATGCAACAATCTTAGAAAGACTTAACATACCTGGACACAATACCATCTTAATACCTAAGTAAGTAAAGTCTAGAGCTTGAGTTAAGTTAGCTTGTGTATTTGATGCAGCAACAGCAGCACGATAAGCAGTAGCTACAGGAGAAGATACATAGAATCTTAGCTCCTCTTGATTAGCAATTACAGCAGGAGGGATAGCAGCATATACTAAAGCTAATTTCTCAAGTACATTTGCAGGAGTAATAGCTGGAGGTGTAGCTCCACCTACTTCAATTACATTAGCTGAATCAGCTACCAATCCTTTGATATATCCATCACATAAAGCTAAAGCAGCAGTACCTGATGCAGTATCACCTGACCATCGTAACTTCTCAATGTTCTCAGCGATTGTCTTAGACATCTCATTCCAATAGTAATCCATGAAAGATGCTACAGAGAAATCTCCATTAGATCCTTTAGTCATTTGTAAAGATACAAAAGACTGCTCTAATTGGAATTGACATATCTCAGCCATTGCAGATAATCCACATACATCAATTTCTACAGATGCAAGGTCATCAGTTGAAGCGTTCCATCCGCAGTTCTCAGCTTGTAAAACTTGACCAAATACTACATTAGATATTTTAGTCTTATACTTTACTCCTGGTAGTGTACGATAGTTGTCTACTACTTCCTCATTCAAATAAGCTCGGCTATAAAATGCCTCACTGTTAGCTTGTAATAATGCAGATGCATCAATGTCCAAGTCAAATTTTAATTTTCTACTCATTTTTTTTGTTTTTTATTTAGTTATTATTATTTAAAAATTTACTTACCATGCAGAATTTATCATGCTGTGATAATTTAGTAGCTTCTACTTCTACTACTTCCTCACCTTCAGACATTACTTCCTCCATGTGATTTCTTAAATCAGCTATCATTGCTATAATAGCATTGATTTGCTCATCAATTACAGGTTGAACTATAGCCAGGATAGCTTCAGCATCAGCAGCAGGATCAATAGCCATCTCTTCTGTGGCAGGTGTCTCCTCTATTACTTCCTCTTCTACTACTGTCTCTTCTAGTGCAATCTCTTCTGTTATCTCCTCTTCAGCAGCAACAGGCACATCTTTAATCTCGGTAACTTCTCCATCTACTACTATGTAGATTTTGCCCTCGATTAGATGTTCTCCATCAGGTAACTTCATATTATATTTATTTATTTGATTACTTAGTTTTAAGCCTAAGAATCCCTCTATTGAGAATCCTATCTGCTCATTCTTTACTAGCTCATTATAGTACTCTTTGTCAGTTACCTGAGCTGTTACCATTAATGTGCCTTTAGGTACTTCAATACCATAGCTTGAGTAGGCTTTATCTTTCTTAGGGTCTTCTACTATCCATGCCTCAAGTACATAAGCAGGTACAGTCTTATCAGTATCATGCTCTAGGTTAAATACATTCCTATTAGATAGGTCCTGCATAAACTTAGAATGAATCTGCTCAATAGTCTCAGCTGTAAATTGCACATAGTACTCTTCATCATTCTCATCATTCCTATATATCTCCATAGGTATCATGGCAGGAGCTACTACTCTATACTTCAAGTCATCTGAGAAAAACAATTTCTTATGCTCATCAAATGCCATCCCTTTAGTAACAATAGCAGGAGTAGAGGTAAAAGCTATCTGCTCTATCCCTAACTCTTCACCATCTGAATACTCAGGCTCTATTGTAATTTTATAGATTGGTATATCTTTTGTCATAACTATATTATATTTTTTTTATATTTGTTCAAAAATTAGAAACTATGATAGAATTATTTGGCAAAGAAATCCCATCTAAGATGGATGAATTAACATTAGAGCAGTTCCAAAAGATATCTGCTATCCATAATAATGAAGAGTATGATACTCTAGAAAAACATTGTAAAGTCTTTGAGTACTTAGGCATTACAGAGGATGAGATGGATGTAGACTTTGACCTGTTCTTAGCTAATGTTAAAGAGTTTAATAATAATAACTATACTCATAAAGATACAGTAGAAGAGATAGAGCTAGAGGGATATACTTATAAGGCTGAGATGAAGCTCTCAGTGAAAGATAGTAGGATTGTTGAAAAGATTGTTAAGAAAGATAATAAAGAATATATATCAGACATTATGGCTCTTATGTTTAAACGAACTGACTTGACTAATACTGAGCATTATGATCCTGCACATCTAAAACACAAAGCTAAACTATTCAGCAAGCTCAAAGCAGATATCTCTATCCCTTACCTTACCTTTGTAACTAACAAAATCACTACCCATGCACAATCACAAACTACCCAAGCAGTGGAATCAGATATCAGTGGAGCAGTTCCTGGAGATCAGGAGGCTGAGTAGTGAGGATGGAATGTTTAACTATCAGATTGATGTACTTTCTGCTTTAACAGATAGCGATATCTCTGACTTTGAGGACCTAGATATAGATGAACTAGGTAAATTGACTGAGCAGATTAAATGGATACAGTCAGAGCCATCTAAGAGGTATAAGAATAAGATAGATAATTATGTGCTTAAGCCTTATTCTAAACTATCACTAGGTGAGTTCATAGACTTAGAGCATTACTTCTCTAATAACTACCTAGAACACTTCTGCCACATCTTAGCATTACTGTACCGGAGAACATCTAAGAATGTTTATGGTGATGACATTATAGAGCCTTATGAGTATAGTCCTAGAGATAGATTAGATTGGTATTTAGACTATCCTATTACTGATGTTTATGGATTGATACCTGAGTATATTAAGTATAGAGAGAATTTTACCAATACCTACACTAATTTACTGACTGATGTAGTGACTGATGACGAGGTGCTAGAGGATGCTGATGAGATAAAAGAGCAGAAGAGAGAACAGCAAAAGCAAAAGTTTGCATGGGAATCTACTATCATGGCTCTATGTAATGATGACCTTAGTAAGTTCAATAGTATATTAGAGATGCCTGTAGTGTTAGTCTTTAATATCTTAGGAATGAAAAAGACTTTAGACAGTTAATGGATAGTTAGGAGTAAATCCTGCAGGAGGATCTAGTGCATAGAATGTATAAGTAAGTCTCTGATCACTTTCTAATATTTCAGCTACCTCTAAGATAGGATAGTTCTGAGATATCCATTCTACATATTGACTATAGATTTCATTAGTAATACCTGCATTAGCTAGCTCTCTAGTAAAAGTATTTACATAATCTCTAGGAGTAATTACTCCACCATTCCATAAGAAAGCACCGTTATTTAAAAAGATAAAGTAATACATGGCTACTATCTCAATCTCTAAGCTACCGAATCCTGTAACCTTAGCATTGATTCTAATAGATTCTACTAGTGTACCCTGACCATCTACAATATCATTCCTTAAGATTCTCTTTAATATATTAGCCATCCTCCTACGAGTAGGATACAATACATTAAATTCACCTGTATTCTTATATGCCATAACTATATTATATTAATTAAGCATTTTGTTCAGGAATTTGACAATTTGTCCATGACTTAATCACTACTGAAAGATTCATCTGCCACCCTGCAGCATAGTCTAGTAGGTCATTGTTCAATGGTATAAAGATAGGCTGTCCATCTATATCAAAGTCATAGTCATCTGAGAATGTAAACTCTAGGTAAAGGTCCTGCAGTATCTGCTGAGTATCTGATAAGATAGTAGTGATGTTAGCTCTATCCATCTGTATGATATCAAAGCAATATATTTCTAGATTAAAGATAGTGACATTCTGATAGGGAGTAACTCCACTAGGTACTACATAGACTAGAGGATACTTCTCATCTTTAGTAGCAAAGTTTACCATCTGCTCTTTAAAGTCTGAGCCTACCTTTTTTACTTGCAGGTGATTGTCATAGAATGTAGTAATCTTATCTACTATGGATTGATAGCTTATCATCATAATACTGAATTATTTTGTATGTTATTAATGTGATTCTGTGAGGATGTTATCTCAGTCTCAGATACTACTGCTTTCACTGTTATGTTGTTTGTGCCACCTCCTGCATTCACTTGACTACCTGTATTAGCTTGACCAAATAGACTAGGTCCTGATGGTGCTACTGCTGTAGTAGATGGTGTAGGAGTATTAGTACTAGGAGCTGTACCTGATGTAAATGTAGTAGATGCTATCTTAGCTATGTTAGTAGCTGAGGTAACTGCTGCGAATGCTAGTGATGCTATACCTGCAGGATTAGGTACAGGACCTATAGCTATTGGTGAGGATGCTAGGGATGCTGTAATAGCTTTACCTGCATCTACTATAGCACCTGCTAACTGCATAGACTTATTAAGTTGGAATTGTTTTTTAAGTAATGCCTCCTCCTCTTTACTACCTTTCTTAACTTTCTTTAGTTTGTTCTCCATAGCCAGGTTAGTGATACCCTCAATAGCTGAGATAGATTGACCTGCATAATCTAGAGCTGCATCTGCAGTCTTAAGCTGCTCTGCTCTTTTTTTCTCCTCTGCCTCTTTGACAATAGCTAGTTCTTTATCTTTAGCCTCTTTAGTGATATCAGCTAGACTAGTCTCTAGTTCAGTCTTAAGTTGTTTTAGTAATGGATCTCCCTCTTTTAATAAAGCTACTTTCTCATCAAAGGCTGCTAATAAAACTGCTTTCTCATAATCTGCAGTAAGTATTAACTGCTTAACTTTATCCTGCTCATTAGCTGCAGTAAGTCTCTGAATCTCTAAGTACTTCTCGTCCTCTAACTTAATAGCAGCTGCTACATCTTCTTTATCCTTTTTATCCTTAGCCTCTTTTTCTAATCTAATTCTTTCAGCTTCTTTGTTATTAATATTATTAATCTCATTCATTCTCAATATCTCAAGCTCATTAGTATCTTTCTTATACTTTACAGCCTTAGCTATTAGATCAGCATACTTTGCCTCTACAGCATTTTTCTCTACAGTGATAGCATCTAGAGTAGCATCTATATTAGCCTGTCTAGCTTTGTCAATTTCTTTCTGTATCTCATCTCCTCCTGTATCTTTTGCCTTAGGTGTTCTAGCAGGCTTAGACTCTTTAACAGTCTTAGGCTTCTCCTCTTTCTTAGGCTTATTATCCTCAGTAAATTTAGTATTAATTAATACCTGTCTATTTGATTTACTATCTAATATTAATTTATTCTCTGCTGCTATCTGAGCTTTAAGTTTTTTTAGCTTCTCCTGATCAGCTGAATCACCTAATGCTAGCTCTTTAGAATATGCATCTCTTGCTAGTTGTAATCTTTGACTAGCACCCCATTGCACAATCCATGTCCTTTTTACTTCTAAGTCATAAGTGTTTTTACCTAGTGCTTTTTGTTCTGCTATCTGCCTATCTATTGCAGAGGTATTTAAGTCAGTAGCCTCATTAATTCTTTCAGATCCCTCTTCAAATGCCTTAGCAGATTTCTCTGCAGCTTCCTCAGCAGCATATTGTGTAAGTCCTAGCCAATCTGTAAGAGCTTTAAACCCATCAATCAATGCATTGATAGGAGCCATAATAAAACTTAGAACATCGTCTAATAATCCAAATGAATCTAGCACTAAAGCTACTACAGCTATAATGGCTACTACTGCAGCTACTATTAAAAATATAGGATTCATTAAGATCGTTACTCCTAACTTTATAAATGCTTTTGATAGTGTACCTATCATACTAGTAATACCACCTATTGACTTAGCTATATCAGCCTTACCTATAGTGCCTAATGCACTAGCAAAAGTCTTAGACTTCTCTGCTGCCTCTTCAAAGTCCAGGCTCATCAATGAGCTTTGTATACCTCCTAGTCCATTGCTTACCTGTTCAAACTTAGAGCCTGATGCAAAGACCTTAACAGCCTCATTAGTATCCTTAATCTTATCACTGAGTACACCTGCCTGTTGAGCAAGTGCAGCCATTTGTGCAGGATCTGTAGCATTAGCTAACTCACCTTTTAATTCTCTTAACTCAGCTTTCATCTGAGCTATGCCCTGTATCTTAAGGGGGATTACTACTTCATTCATATACTCTGATTTCTAGGGTGTTTTTAACTAAGTGTGTATCATGATGTGCTGCAGTAGGGCTGTGCAGGTTGGTAGTCTCTATCTTAATAGTATCAATAGTTTTTCTATATACTAATGCAATACTATTAGTAGCTACTTGACTAAGTGTAGTATAAGTTTTATCTAAAGTAAAAGCTCCTGCAAATGTACCCTCATATACTCCTGTGCTTATTCTAGTCCAAACTATAGGTCCTATAGTATTCTCTAGCTCTATGACTGTAGGTGCTGCAGTACTACTCTGACTAATTAAAGCTATGTACTTCTTATAGGTAGGTAGGATGTCACTAACTGCTCTACCATTGAAAGTGTTAGTCACTGTAAGATTAGTAGTAGCTATGCCATCACTAGTCAAAGCCTGATAATCTCCTACTACTATCCCTCTCACTCCATCAGTCACTATGTTACCTGAGCCAAAGATTAGAGCATCAGTGTTATTAGTAGTGACATTAGTAGTAGATCTGTAGGCATTCATGATACTATTAATCTGAGTACCATTGCCTGGTCCTACAGGCTCATTATTTCCACCAAAGAATGGAGGTAGGTCTATCTCAGTCTCTAAGCTAATCAGCTCTACTTTGGTAGGTGTTGAGTCATTAGCATTATAATCTATAATCTTATTAATACTCCACCATGAATTATCTATCCTTATCTTATCATTCAGCTCCATGTATTGGATGTCAGTCTCTCTGAGATAAAAGTAGGCAGTCAATAGCTTACCTCCATTTATCTGAGCTACTGTTCTCCTCCAATAACTATTGTACAAATTGTTGTTAGTGTTCTGAGCTACCTGATAGTAATAGTATTGACAGGGTGCAAAGTTAATATCAAAGGTAGGATTAAAGGGATCAGCTCCTCCAAAGTGTGAGAGGTAGGGATAGACTCCACCTGTAGATAAGTTGTTATCATAGCTTGAAAGTATAAAAGCCTCTTGAGCAGTTACCTGTCCATTATCAAATAGTATTCTTATATTAGTCTTAGGTGCTGCACCATTGAGTAATGGGAGGAATGCACCGAACTCTGTTTGCTGTACAGGAGTAGGTGAAAAGATAAGCTCTTTCACATCTATCTCTTTTACATACTCATTGTCAAAAGTTACCTCTACCTGTCCATAGATTTCTCTAGTGACATCAGTATAGACTGTATTAGGTGAGTCAGTATCTGCCTTATAGCTGAGTCTTAGTTTCTTATTGCTAAGCTCAGGGATAAAGATTATAGACTGCTCTTTGTCTTTCATTAGTAGGTTGGTCCAATCTACTGCCTTACCTGAATCATAGTACTCATCTCTAGCAATTAGTATTAGGTTATTCTCATTCTCAATATCAGGAGTAGCATATAGATTATACATCATAAAGATGCTCTTAATGAAATCAGACTGCTTAATCTTCTCAGGGATAAATGTATTCATAAACACATCACCACTGTTCAATGGGATGTTATCAGATGGTCTAATTGTAAGCTCTAAAGTTGTTACATTAACTTGAATCTGAGGAGCTGTGAATGGTCCTGCTAATGGTGAGGATACTATCTGCCACATAGGTACAAAGTTATCATAAGGACCAGGTATATCATTACCATTTACATCAGCAGCTACAGCATCTACTCCTAATACTAATAGCTGTATATCTGCATAGTCTATACCTAATTGATCTACATCATTGAATGCACCTTGAAATGTTAGTATATTGTCAAAGCTCCCTATATTAGTAGTAGTAGATATTGGGCTTGTGCCATCAAAAAATATAGGAGTACATCTTACACTAAAATTACCTGCACCTGATATCCTAGCTCCTAACTTTACATAGTAGTTAATATAATTTGCAGTAGAGTTACTGCTAGGTATAAGACTAACAGTACCTGTAATCCTAGCTGAGTACTCATAGAATTGACCTGCTGCATTATTAGTCCATTGAGGAGTAGTGTACTGTCCATTGGTAGCATTATATATACCTGCAGGATCTGATATCTCAGTCCATCCTGTAGTGACATTCATAGTAGCTCCTACTTGAGATGCTTGAAAGTAAGGGCTAGTAGTCTGAGTAGCAGTCAAAGTCTGTCCACTATTCTCTACCTCTACCTTATAATCATTCCAATCCACTATATTCTGATCACCATTGTATGGTATCAATAGCTTATCAAAGTTAGCAGCTGCTAGTCCATCCCAAGTATATGAGTATCCTGAGCTAGCAAAGATTCTATCAAAGTAAGTCTGAGCATAGATGCCAGGTTTAAACCAATTTAATTGATACTGATTGTCTATATTAAATGGCATTACATATTTATAGCCATCTGTCACTGTATTATTAAAGCTAGCAATTACAGCAGGTGCATCTACTACATGGTCTAAGTCTGAGAAATCTAAGTCACTCAAATACTTATTAGAGATGTCAGTAAAGAATGTACCTCTATCCTCTTTAATCAATACCTCATACTCCACCATTTGCTCATAGGCTGATGTGAGCTGTGACTTCTTAATGTTAATGAGCTGAAGAGTTGCATTAGTCATTACAGGTATACCATCCTGAATAACATCACAGCTAGTGAGCTGATTAATATTAAAAGTGCCAGCTTGAATGTTTACATCATAGTAGTGATTGAGCAGAGTATTGTTATTGTTATTACCTACTAGAGTAATGGTCTTACTAAAGTTACCTGTTCTCTTAGATATATCTCTGATATCTCCTACACTAAAGTTCAGAGGGAATGATGTACCCTCTTTAACATCTAGATAACCTGTGCTAAGTTGTATCCTAACCATTGATAGGAGTATTAAGAGCTAGCTTAATAGTTACTGATTGCTTAATTAGATTCTTATTTCGCTGTCTAAAGTTCTCAAAGGATGTAGAGTCTATAGTGCAAGCTCTATAATCTGTACCATTGTAGTAGAATACTTGAGGGGATGTCAATAACTCCTGGAATCTATTAGCATTGTATTGGTCCATCCAATTAGTATTTAAGTCTAAGGTGTTAGATACATTGATATTATATGTTCTGCTACCCATAGCCTCTGAGCTGTATACCCATTCATTAGCACCATCTACATAACCATCTACATGCTGATTATACATCTCTCTAGTTATCTGCCCTTTCTCATAGGTCTTAAGCTGAAATGCAAAGTGCTGCCATGATCCCATTCTATCTAAGTAGTATAGTGCATCTTCATTGATAGCACATCTATTGTCATACTGAAAGTAGTATCTAAATTCAGAGCCATTATCTCCTACTATCT